GATAACCAATATTTTCTGGAGTAGTCAAAGCTGCTTTCTGATTAGCAATTTCAGATTCACTTATATAATATGGTTCTATTTCTGATCCAGCAATTGAAATAACTTCATTGTTTATGTTAACTAGATTGATAAATGTTTCATTAATATTAAATTTAATGTTTGTCAAAAATTCTTCATCTGTAGGCAATGGTATTGTGCTTAACTTATGATTTATATAATCAATAGTTTTTTGATACTTTGTTATTTCATTTGAATACTTGTTAGAAAGTATTGTTGATATTTCAGAATCTGTAAACAGACTATTATTATCAAATACCTTTGTTTGCAAGGTATTGCTGGTTACATAAAGTGGATAGTCTCCAACGCTTTGTGTTTGTAAAACTTTGTATTGTTTGTTATCGTAAGTTTTTCCGACCTGATTGACAGAAAATTTAATATTGGTGTATAGTTTTTCTGGAATTTTTCCAGTATTTGTTCCTACAAGTTCAAATGAACCGTTGCCTAAGTAATAATATTTTAAATCCGTTATCGCATTTCCAACTAATTCAAATTTACCTGCACCTTCATAATTTATGGCAATTATAGTCGATGCTTCACCTACAAGTTCAAACGAACCAGAACCGACATATGATTTCTTAGAAATACCAAGATTTAATATGTAATTAATATGCATTTTATATTAATCTTCCAATAATGGTTGAATAAAGATCTTGCGTAAATGCTGAATCATTTTTCATGGTAACTCTTATGTAAAGAGGACCACTGATGGCGATTGGTTGATAAAATGGAATTGTTAGTGTTGGGTTTGCTGAGGAAAAAAATCCAACAGCATAAGTACCTGATGCTGCTCCGGTTGAAGCAGCAGCGTATTCTACAATTACTTTGACAGGACCAGAAGATGCGCTAGCAATTATTTCTTTTAAATAAAATGTTTTTTCACTGGATATGTTATAGTACGAAACTACTGAACTTGTTGTAGAAGAAACATTTTCCGAAGTGCCGTAAGATGTTATTACATCGTCAGATATCTCTGTTTCTGTTGTAATAACAGGTGTTCCGCTGGCTAAGCCTTGTATGTTAAGATTGCCAGTTTCAACTAAAATTCTTCCACTAGCGACACTGGCGATTTTGTCGCTTGCTCCACCAGTGTAAGTATTATCAAATATTTGTACGCCGAAACCGGCAGTAACATTAGCCATGAATTCTCCTTATATTGAAATATATACTATTTCAACATAAGGATTTATTTAGTTAACGTATAATCGCAGAATTGTATACTCATTTGAGGGATTAATAAGTTTTTAATATTCAGGTTTACTTTAATTTTATTTCCAACATCTCCTTCCAAGAAGAATTTTTCAGCTGGTTCAGAAATAGTTTTTTGATCAATTATTTTTAATCCAGAACTTACAATAAATTTATTATAAGTCATAATCGGGGTTAGCACTTTTAATGTTGGGTAATTTTTCAAGTCGCATCCTAGCGCAATTAATTCTTCTTTTGTTAAAGCCAAGTGAGCATAAGATTTATTTACTTTAGTATAAGCATGTCCGCCATGTCTTCCTATAAAAGGATGACATCTCATTCTTGCTACGCCATTATCAGATAACAATAACCTTACCTTAGAAAGAAATTGTTCCGGTCTATCGTCTACAATATGGTCAATAACATCATAAATATATATCAAATCATATGGACCATTTTTTAGAACATCATCCCAAGATGTTGTAAATTTCATTTTATCGTTAGAATCAATTTGAAAATCATTTTTTATGTCATACCCAACAACTATTGCAGGATTATTCTCAGAAACAGCTTTAACTAAATGTCCATAACCAGCACCAAAATCTAAAATTCTCTTATTTTCAAACGAATAATTTGGGTAAAATATATCTCTTATGCCTCTAGCACGTTCCATCTTATCTTCATTGTTATTTTCATCACACATAAGATCAGGTGGTACAGCTGCAACCCATTGCGGATTGCTAATAAAATCTTCCAACTGCTTTTGAACATCAATTGCTTGCTGCTGAATAGTTTGCTGTACAATAGTTTGCTGCACAATAGAAACATTTTCATTTTTAAGATTCATAAAATTTTGGTCGTTTGGCAAACTATCTATCTTGACTTTAAGATCGTTTAATTTATCTTGTATGCTATTAACCAAATTAATTAAATCTATTTTCATAATACCTCAATAAATAAATTGTCTATAATTATTTAGTTAAAACATGAGAATAAAAAATAAAAAAACATACAAACTATCTAGAGGAAAATGTGTCTTATGTGGAGAAAATAATCTTGCCACATTAGACATACACAGAATACTAGAAGGTGAAAATAAAGGAAAATATGATCATGAAAATTGTGTTCTTTTGTGTAGCAATTGTCACAGAAAAGTTCATGCTGGTCAAATAAAGATTATAAGAAGACACAAAAGCTTAAGTTGGCGAGAATACATAGAAGTAGTAGAAGATGGTGTCACAAAACTAGTCGAATGCACATAGTCAATTGTCTACATAATAAAATTTTTATTGAATAATGGCACCGTTAATGAATTATCTTATCGAGTTGACTCTAACTAGCATTTAAATAAAAAAACGATTCTCATGGCATTATTCGTAGGTTAAACAACGCTTAAAATACTGCCAACAGTAATAAAGTTTGTAATTTCCACATACAGTGAGATAATTGGATAAATATATAATTTAAAATATTATGGATATATACTATTGGAGGTGATACCATGATGGATGCAATGTTTTGGTTCGGTTGTGGTTTAATCGTTGGATGGAACCTTCTTCCTCAGCCTATGTGGGTTAAGATGGTTTATGACATGATTGTTTCAAAAATTAAAAGTATGATTATTGGCTAAGCAAAAAAATGGTAAAGCAGGATATTAGTATCCTGCTTTACTTTATGAAATTCTAGTTAAAACGCATTGATTTCCGTTAACTTGTGAGTTATAATTTTTATTTGATAATAAAAATTCAGATATTGCTTTTTCCACACCGGGACAATATCTCCATTTATAATCATCAAACAATATTTTACCGTTTTCGCACATAATTTTTGAAAAACAGTCTAATGAAGATTTGGTCCCAAAATAAGTATCAGTATCGCTATGCACAAAAGAAAATTCTAAATTTCCTTCATCAAATGTTTCGGGAAAAATGCCTTTTTTGTATATTACATTATTCAAATTGATATTTCGTTGTACTTTTTCCAAAGGGTAGTTAAAATCCCCATCAATATGTTTATCTATACTAGAATCTGATTTTGTCACACCGCAAAAAGTATCATAACAATAATGTTCTTTCCCACCATTACAAAGAGCAATAATTTTTGAAGAAAATCCTTGAAAAACACCAATTTCGGCAGTTCTGCATTTTTTTTCAATAGACATTAACTGTTGATACAGAAACCTTGTTTTTTCTTTACCCATCAAGCAATTTTTATTAAAATTTAAAAAAATAATATTAAACAATTGATTAAATTCATAAGTTTCTAATTTTTTATTTTTTATCATGTTAAGCGCAATATCCTTATTCTTAATTAATGTATATAATATTCTATCTAATTTTGTTTAAATGATCATAAACTTCTTCATAAGTAACTAATCGCAAGCTTTTATACCATTTTGTGTTATAGAAAAAATTAGAAAAATCATTATTGTTTTCATACATTGGATGGTTAAACGCATCATATCTTCTTATTACTAATGTTGGAATATTAAACATACTTGATAAAATTGGAAAGAATGTTGCAGCTGATATTGTAAATGTTGCATTAACTGTAAACTGCATAAATTTTTTTATATCTATTTCTTCTTTATTCTTCTCATCATGTATTATGTGATTAGTATTTATCCATTTAATGTTTTTGTAAAAACCATATTCTTTTATATCTTTTTCTATCCCAACAAGAAAAACTTTAAAATTTTTGTTTAATAGCAAGTCAATTATTTTTTCTAAATGATTTTTGAATATGTGTCTTTTAAAGTTTGCGATTTTGCTGTCTTGTGATCCCATAGGGCATATTAGCACATTCTTTTCATCTGTATTCTTTACAAAACCATGATTTTGTGTAAAAATGTTACTTAGCTTATCGTCTTTGTTTTTATCGTTAAACAGTTTAGGTATATCAAATTGAATTATTTTTTTATATTGATTGTTATTAAGTATAATTGATCTTTTTTGCTCTGTTGTTACATAAAAGGGAAGATTCATTGAAGTGCAATATTCTTTGATGAATTTGTTTCTGTAATCTAAAAATGTTTCAAAATAGAGAATTCCACATTCAGCATATTTTGCATAATTAGAACTTATTATTATATCTCCTATTCCTTTATTTGGAATGACAACTTGTTTGTTTTTCAATTGATTGTACCACGAATCAAATGATACATTTTTCACATTAATCATCTTCAGGTTTACTCGTTAGCAATAATTAAAATTTATATTTTTAATTCCATTTACTAAGAACTGTGTTTGCATAATCAGTTCCATTATTTCTAATAACAATTTGTCCTGATGCGCTCTTACCGTCACCTACTTGTCCAGTCAAAACATATTCTTCAGCTGCTTTGGCTTTTTTGAAATGATCTCTTAGTTCTCTGCCAATAAGGCTAAGAAGCATATTAGTAATATGTTTTTCTGTTTTATTTTTTTCGTTATTAAATATATCGATTACCATTGCTTGTAAATCAAGTTCATACGCTTCACCATAAGGTTGTGTATCAGGTTTCTTTGCCGTCTGAAAGGCAAGAATATCTCCATGCATGCAAAATCTTACACCCTCAAATGTTGTGGCAACTGGATAAGCGTAGACAAAAATATAAGGTTTATCTTCGTGTGTAAAATCTTCAACTCGTAGACCATCTTTTTCCAAAGAATACATTAAAAGAAGTAATCTTTTCTTTGTCATTGTTTTATCACGATTAACATATTCTTTAAATAACATGATATTTTTCCTTATATTCTATTAGCAGTTGCGAAGTATTTGTTCTGGTACGCTAGCAACACATCTGGTCAAATTGACCAAGTCGCTTGGATTTCCATTATATGGTAGTTCTTTGACACTTAAACCATTGACACTACCGGATGCATCCATCAATGTTTCTAGGGAAGCATTCACAAATAGAATTCCGTCTCTTTTGACAAGAAATTCAGTTCTATCTTTAAGAGGGTTACCATTTTCGTCCATTTCTCCGCTTTCTTTTTGATATTGTATTTTAATATCTTGAAGAGTTGTGAGATTACCATCGGAGTCAAATAGTGCTTCTGAAGCATCATTTTGGAATGTAGAAACTGTGAAAACGCCGCTATCATATCCGCTTCTGAGAATGTTAGAAATATCCATGCCAACAAAATAAAGTGTTCCATTATCGGCTAACACATTAACAATAAAAACTCTTTTTTCAAATGAAGTTGCAATTGATTCGACAATAATTCTATGCCTTAAAACTCTTTTCTCTTCTGGTGCGCCACTATCAAGTTTTTCTAATTCAGCATCAGCAAGATACTTTTCTGGATCATCTTGTTGCAATGACCACCTGCCTACATCAACAAGTCCAAATTTACTATTAAATCTAGTTGATATTCTAATTGAAAAAGTTTTTTCATTATAAACTATATCTTCTTGTTGCGCTCCAGAACCCACTTGAATTGCTCCAAGTAAAGATGCAATGTACTTCCTATGAAGATCTGCTTTATTGCTATAATAGCCAGATATTCTAATAAATGTATTTATTAATTCTGGCATTGATGACAATGTGGATGAAAAATGATTTGACAGAGAAACGCCCGGATTAGCCATATCGAGATCTTCTCTAATTTTTTTGCGCATTTCACCAGATGCTTTATTAATATTAGAATTTTGCCTTAAGAAAACAATTTGAAGATTATCTTCTACAAACTTTTTCTGATAGGTGGAAAGTTCTCCTTCTCTGACGTTATTAATCATTTGAAGTAAAGTGCCAACATCGTTCTTGATGCTCTCTTTAAAAAACTTATTTTTCCAAGAACTAAAATCAGATATTTTAGAATCTTTGGGCATATCAGGTTCTCTTGGTTCCTGAATATTTGGTTGTTCCATAGGAGATTTAACTTTTGGAACACTTAATTGTGTTGTTTTATCATATGACTGAGGAGCAAGACTTGTCGGATCTGATCCCATAAAAGAATCAGGTGGTCCTGCTGGATTTTCTTGCTCACTCATTAGCCAATTTTGAAGATTGATCAAACTCATCATCTTGTTCTTCCTTATCGTTTGTTAATTTATTTATCGTTTCAATCAAATTTCTTCTATCGGTTATTGTTATATTATTATTTTGAGTGGCATTAATTTTAGAAACATGTCTCTCTTTAATTTTCAAAGAGGTCATAAGATCTGCAATTTTGCTTTTACCAATTGCAATCTCTGATTTTAATTTTGCCAAATTGACCAAAGCTTCCTTTGAAGCTGATGTCGAATCACCTTCATTCATAACCATTTCAACAAAATTTGATAAAATAGCATCCACTTCCTTGCGATCACTACGCAAATCTTCTAAAATTTCACCATAAAGTCCCATCAACTGCTCATCACTTACAATCGTGCTACCTTCAGAAGAAGGCAATATAACAGACACTGGCGGAATGATCGATTTGTTTTTCATGTTATTATTTACAATTTAACAACAAAATAATATATATAAATATGGTTACTGGAAAAAAAAATAATCCAGATGATGACAATCTGGAAAAGAAAGTACAAATTCTTTATGACTCAACATCAAGAGTTGATGAAAGAGTTAAAATCATGCTGGAAAACCAAGATAAATTAGATAATAAATTTGAAAAAATTATTGACAAACATATAGAATTGCATACTAAAATCATACTTTTTGAAGACAAACTGGAAAAGCTTGTTGACAACATTGATAACATGATTGATAGAATTTATAATCTTGAAAATGGACATGAATATTTATATAAATGTAAAATTGGCGCTGAATCAAATGTGAAAAATATGTTTACTTTATTGTATAATGGATGGATAACTATCTATAACATTGTGCTTCCAATAACTGTCGGATACATTTTATATGCTATAGGAATACAAAAATGAGCGAAGAATTATTATCTAAAATTAGACTTAAAGACGTAAAAGGTTCAAGTAATTTTAGACCTTTTAAAGTAGATTCTGCAAATAATTCGTTACTCAAACCAATTATAGAAGCGTTTGAGAATAGCGATAAAGTAAAAATAGGTTATACTACACTTGATAAAAGCAAAGGTACAATTCAACCTACTTTAAAAAGAAAAAGCATATATTTAACTGGTGGAACATTAAGAGATCATTTAAGCGGAAAAACATTCAAGAATTTTGATATTGCAACCGATGCAACTCCAGATGAGATTATACTTATTTTAAAGAATTCCGAAACACCATTCAAAAAAGTGTTTGGTGACCATCAGTTTGATGATAAAGAACTTGTCTACTACCCAGCAAGACACGATTCAAAAAACAACATCATGGAAATAGTTGTCCAAAAAGGAAACCAAAAAGCCTATATTTCCACATTTAACAAAAATAATAAAAATAGATTTTTAATTCCGACAGAAGCTAAATTTGTTCACAACATCGATCAAGATGCATTTACAAGAGACATAACAATTAATGCTCTTTACTTGAAGTTGAAAAATTCTGATGGAGAAAACGGAGAACTAACTGATCCTGTTGGTGGAGCACATGATTTAAAAGTTGGAGAAATTTCAACTGTAGAAAGCCCAGAAACTACATTTAAAAGAGACCATTACCTTCCATTCAGATTAGCTGATATTTGTTGTCGTTTTTCAAATGACAAAAAAATTCCTGATAAGTTTTTACATGTTATGCACCATTTTATTAAAGAAGCAGAATTTGATGGAAGAATCATTAAAAACTATTATGTTAAAGCAATTGACAATTTAGATGTTGATCCAACTCAATATTTAAAAAACTTGCAACATGCCAAATTACTCAACAAATTATTTCCTAATTGCAATTTCGCAAATATTATTAATGATTTACCAAACAATAAAATCATGACAACTGCGTATCTTCTTTATCCTAACAATCCAGAAATGACAAAAAGTTTGTTGTTAACTCAAGGTTATTCCAAAGGAGATGCTGAAGAAATTAGCAGATTTATGAAATTAGCTGTGTGGTGCAATGGAAACACACATAACACACATCTTATTCACGATTTTCTTACAATGCCTACAAGATTACCACATTCTAAAATTTATGATTTTCTGAATTTGTTCGGTAAAGGTGATTTGTATTATAAAGTTTTCAAGCAAGATTATTCAAATGTAACAAAAAAATATATTGATGACGAATCAGGAGACAAGATCGCTAATCCAAAATATATTAAATTTTTAGGTACAAGTCCAAATTATGGAGAAATGGATGCCGTCAGGAAAAATTTATTAGACAAAGCAATAAAAGAAAAGATGAATTATGGCTCGTAATGAATATGGAAGTTTATTCAAAGATGTCATTTCCAGAGGTGTCAGAGGCAACCAATATGGTCCTAGTTTAAAGACTGTCACAAGTGGCAGTCTTGTTACATTTCAATATTTGTTTGCTAAAAATGATGTCTATCCTTTGGCTATTTTAACATATGTAAGCAATAATTATATTCATGGTGTTAACTTGCATTATTTGACGTTTAATCAAATTAAACAAGTATTGCAAAAAGATAAACTAAATGGATGTCGTACAGGATTCAATTATCAGAATGTAAAGCCTTATGAATATATAGTAGATGCGTACAGGACATATAAGAGAAATGGTCTGAAAAATTTAAAAGTCTTAGATTGTGATTTGATTCTTAGATCTATGTCAGTTAGCAGATCAATAGATCCACAAGAATCAGAAGCAATTAGAGAAAACGTAAAAGATCAAATAAGCAAGTTGATAAATAATTCAGTACAAGACATGATACAAAAGTGAGTAAACCATGGCAGGCGTAAAAAACGAGTTAGGCATAAATGAAAGAGACCTTACTGGAGAAACAAAAGAGAGTAAAGCAAAAACTGAAAGTGACTTTAAAGAATTATTTAATTCGTTGAAAGAAATATCAAATAAATTTGAAGCAGGAGTGGACAAGATAAGACAAACTGTCGAAGAAATTGCCAATTACATTAAAAATGGAAATCTAGCAAATAAAAAAAATACTAGGAAATTATCTGATACAATAGAAAGAACTAGCGACACTGATGCCAGAATGCCTATAGAAAGATTTTCGGTTGTGCCGGGCGATACTGAAAAGACAATATTAGGAAGAATAGAAGACTTATTGAAAACGTGCTGCCGTGGTGGTGGTGGAATTGGTGGTGGTGGTGGTGGTGGTGGTGGTGGTGGTGGTGGTGGTGGTGGTGGAATTGGTGGTGGTGGTGGTGGTGGAATTCCGGGTGCGCCTTCCCGATCATGGGTTGGTATGCTTGTTGACTTTCTTAAAGACTTTGAAACTAGTTTGTTAAGTTTGCCAGAACTTTTTCCAAAAACAATTGGTGACATGCTTTTTAATCCGTTTGCAATGGCAACAGAGATAAATCAATTTAATGTTGATATGAAAAGAGCTATTCATCAAACACAAGGTTTGACAGCAGAAAGTGGATACATATTAGAAAATTTTACTAAAATATCAAAATCTGTGCATAAAACTGGATTTAATGAAGTCGAATTTGAAAAACAACTTGTAAAGTATGCAAGATCAGGCATAAAAAGCAGCAAAGATATGCAAAAAATTGCAGTTGCTCAGTTAAACACTGAAAGACAACTTGGATTAGCTGCTGGGTCATTACATGAAACATTTTTAGATTTAAGTATTGCTGGTAACATGACTACTGAACAAATAGGTTTTGCTAACAAGTCAATGATTGATGTCGCAAGAAATACTGGTATAACAGGAGATAAATTAAGAGACGTTGTTCAAAGCAGTCAAGCATTTACACGAAGTTTAAGAAATTCTGGTAATTTAACAACAATGTCAATGAAAAATGTTATGCAGATGTCAGCAAGTTTCAAAAAGTTTGGTGTTGAAGATGCTGGTTCAGAAATGCAAAAATATTTAACAGATGGAACAAAGTTACTATTAGACGGCGGCGATGCTATGGCTACAATTATGCGCCAAGCCGCAGATTCTGGTGGTGTTTACGAAGAGTTACTAACAGGAACTATGACTAAATCAGAAAAATCGATGAGTAAATTTAGTAAAGGATTTAGCAATGTTTTAGAAGAGATGGGTCTTACCTCGATGGAACAATTTGAAAAGCTAAGTGCTGAAGAAAAAATGATTTTGAATCTTCAAGCAGTTTCTCGAACAGGAAAGCAAGCAGGCGAATTGCTAATGATGAAAAAGGCGCTTGAAGAAAGTACTAAAACATTTGATCAAAAAATGGCTGATATTAAAAAAGAAAAAGCCAAAGCAGGTTTAACACCGAAAGAAAAAGCAGCTCTCGAAGAAAAAGAAAGTAGCTTAAAGACATCCAAGGGTCTTGACATTCTGGCTACAATAAGCGAATCTTTTAAAGGTGCCAAAAATTTCCAAGAAGGTGCATCTGCTTTTGGAACAAAAAGAAAAACTGAAGGATTAGATTCTGACATTGCAGCGTTACAAGGTTTATCTCCAGAAGCTTATAAAAAATTGAACTTTACGAATAAAGATATAATGAAGAATGTAATGGCAAATTCTTTAATCGAAATAAATAAAGGATTAGATGCAAGAGGAGAAAAAACATTAGATATAACCCCAGATATGTTAGATGATGTCCTGAAAAAAGCTGAAGGAGGTGATACAAGTGCTCTCAGAGAAACAATTGAAAAAATTCAATCCGCAAATCAAATATTAGCAACTGAAAAACAAGAAGGGTTAGATCCATCTACAAAAATTTTACATGATATTAATAAAGAATCATCAGAAATGCGGCAAACTATGCGAGAAATTCTTGGAATTGTCAAAATTATTGCTTTTGGCGAAACAGGAGAACTTCCAGACGCTGCAAAAGATGCATTAAAGATAGCAAATGACCAACTAAGAAACGCTCTAAAAATGGCAACAGACGAAATTGAAAGGCTGAGAAGAGCGGGTGAAAGAGCAGATCGAGACCCAAATTTAAGAGGAGGACCACCGAAACCGGGAGATCCTATTGACCATTTTCAAGTGGGAACAAACAGAATTACAGAAAATGGTTTGGCGTATTTGCATGAAGGTGAAATAGTAGTTCCAAAAGAATTTAATCAAATCGCAAAAGGCAATGGACCTTTTAACATGTCAGAAATGACATTAGAAATGCCTCCTAATCGACCCATTTACTCTAATGCTCTTGCTCATGCGAACAGAGGCAAGGCTAGCCCAGAAAGCATGTTTACTAATCCTATTGCTCATATGAAAGACCGCACTGCTAAACCAGAAGAGATGTATACCAATTTGATTGCTCATATGAAAGACCGCACTGCTAAACCAGAAGAGATGTATACCAATTTGATTGCTCATATGAAAGATGCAACAAGCAGTCCAGACAATTCTTTTAAACGAACAGGTTTGCAAACAGAAGAATTATTGTCACTTAAAAAAGATCTTTTAAATCGTTATTCAGATAATAATGAAGGTAGTCGTTCTAATCTCCTTAACAGATATTCAGACAATGACCCTAATGAAGGTCCACAAATGTTATTTAACAGAAGAGTTGGAAATGTTCCATATTCTCCTGAAAATCAATTAATAACTACAAATGAAAGAACTAAAGCGCAGATGGCGACGATGCCGAGTGATAAATTTGGGACATCAGTTGTGCAAGAAAAAAATTCAGCAGAAATGGTTTCGATTTTAAGAGAAATTTCAGATAGATTGAAGAATATGTCTAGTTCTGCTCCGGCTGGAGGAATGATTGATGAGTATGGATCTAGGAATTATTCAAAAGTAGATCCTAGACTTAGTAACATGATGGGTGGATCTTATACAAAAAGTGATGCGATCAAAGCAATATATTAATGTTGCAGAATAAATACTAAAAAATTACTGAGTTAAAACATGGGAATTATTGCAACTACAAATACTGGTCAACTTAACGTAATCCCTGATTGTTATATTAGGGCACAAGGTCTTTACGTTTATATGTATAGTTTACCATCTATAACAGACAGCAAAGGTGCTAATTACAATTCTGAGGAGGGCATGGGCAGAACAATGCCGTTCAAAACATTTAGCGCAGGTACTGCTAGGTCTATAAAGTGGAAATTCACGCTTGTTTCTTATGATGCTGATAGTATTTATAGAAATATATCATATTTAAGAATTTTGGAAGCTTGTGTATATCCTAGAAGAGATCCAGCAAACATAATTCCTTATATTCCTCCTGTTGTTTTGAGCATTAAGTGTGGTGATTTATTAGCTAATAATGGTGTTGAGCTAAATGTTGTAATGTTAAGTTATACCACTTCTTTTCCTACTGATCAAGTTTGGAATACTGATTATCCATTTGGTAGATATTTACCTATGAAGCTTGATATAGATTTAGACTTTGATGTTGTTTACGATTCTAGATATCTTCCCGGCGCAGAAAGAATACTACAATTAGGGGCATAAAATGGCATATAAAATTGAAGAATCGAAAACTGCAACTGCTTCAAAATACGTTAATGCTTTGTCTAGATACCAAGATTCTAAAGTTTATGTTTACGGTGACGAGAAGAAGCTTACATTTGAAGTTTATAAGAGGAGAACTTATCCTGTTACCACATATGACAAGTATGCTGTGATTCCAGAAGGTTTTGCTTATAGACCTGATTTAGTTTCTGTTCAAGTTTATGGTTATCCTGATTCTTGGTGGCTTATAATGGAAATAAATGGTATTTATGATATAAAAGATTTTGTTGCAGGTAAAACCATTCGTCTACCAATAAATACATTTTAACATGCCTATAAATTTAAAATATCAAATTCCTCCAAGTTTTGTAGTAGATGGTACGAGCTACAATCAATGCGGTGATTTAAGAAGAGCTTTACCGTTTACTGGACCCACAGGTATTCCAGAGACTTTGCCATTTCAAATGTATTCTCCATTTGTAGAGGCGAGGTTCTATAGAGTTTTGCGTTTTGACAATGAACAATTGCAAGTAGCAAGACAAGAACAACAACAATTATATTATGTTTCTACAGGTAATTTTCTAGGAAGCAATGAATCTAGAAATGCGTTTATAAAAAGTTTTACTTTGTCGATTGAGAATGCGTATGGTGCAACTTTAGAAATTGTTGATACTTCTGGAAATGATTTTATTGGATTTTACAATACAGTCTATAAGAATAGATGTTGGAACAAAGAGGGTATTAACAATGACAATGTTGTAAAGCCTCAAGAAATATTCATTGTTTCGGTTAATGTTGGTTATGTCTTTGTGAATTCTGAAGGAAAGAAAGCTGTTTATCAGCCTTATGTTAATTCTCCTTCCAAAAGAATTGCTGGTAGACCAATAGGTCCATTCATTAATTTCTTTTTACATCAGATAGAAGTTCATGTTGAAAGAAACATATGGAGATATAATTTAATTTTAAAATCGGCAGATGGACCTTATTCGAATTTAACGGTTAACAAGAGGGTAGGAGCACCGGGTCAACAAGTTCCGTTGTTAAGGGCGGCTGAGATAATGTTAAATGGTGATTGTCCTCCAAGAATTGCCTTTGATGATCCTGCAAAAGCTCGTGTTATTTTGGCTAGACCTCCACAGGGTGCTAATGGAGAGTGGAGTATTGGCGCAGAAAAAGGTGCTGGTAGTGCGCCAAATGCAACGAAAAAAGGAGTTTATGCTGGTTATAATTTGCCTCCTTTGGATGCTATTAGAAAAAATATGGATACATTTGTAACCACAAGTAACAAAGGTGTTTACATGATGTTCCCGACAGGGGCGAATGATGATGCTCTTTATTTAGTTGAAGCTGACAGTACATTTTGCATTCAAAGAAGAGGTTCGATGGCATTTTGCGGATTAGGACCATTTTTAGGAACATATGTTGTTAATGGTGGAGACTATAGTCCAGTAATACGATTTTCTCCTAAAATAAATCTTGTTGGTATTCCCAATAAAGCTATAGGTGGTCAAGCGGGTGGTGGGTCTAACATTAGAGCAGTACAAGTTAAAGACTTATGTAATCCTTTTGATGGTAACGAGGCTGATCAAGAAAAGAATTCAAAAACAGCTCCGGGTCAAGATATTGCGATGGGAGGAGCTGTGGCAAATGATGCTTGGGATAGAGATGCTCCGAAAAACTTACCTAGAGTGCAAGCGCAAGCTGGTGTTGCAGCAATTGCTGCTGAAAACTACAGTAAACCAGAAACTGCTGGTGCTATAACAGCTACCATGACAATTCAGGGAGATCCTAGATTTCTTTGGTCTTTAAACATAAAGGGTGGAGCGATAAAAATTATATTTATCAATCCATTTGCTGTCTTTACGCAAGGTATAACGCCAATTGGTATTCAGACAGATTGGTTAGCAAATCCAAAAATTAATTCTATGATATCAGATGGATTTTATACTGTAACAGGTTGTGATCACACAATAAACGATGGTGGATGGGTTACAGATTTAAAATTGACACAAATACCTTCACCAAGAACAAAGCTTAGAGGTTGATATGGCAGACATGGCTGAAGAGATGTATAAAAGATTAGAAAATCTTGAGTCAAAAGTTGCAGAACTTAATGTCGCAACAAAAGATTTACGAGATCCAAGATATAAGCAACCTATAAGTAAATTTGGTATTTATTCTGCTATTTGCGTTAGTACGATGGATATCTGGAAGCAAAATAGAGTACAGTGGTTTTCTCCAATTTTTGATGATCCTACTTCAGAAGTTTCAAGTTTACCTTGGGCTTTGCCTATATCATCTTTTGGTGGATTTGACGATAGTGGTTCATCATGGATTCCTCCAGCTGGGTCAACAGTTATCATTGCTTTTGAAGGTGGCAATAATGGAGCGGCTTATTATTTAGGAACTACATGGTGTAGAGAACGTGGACCGGGATCGTTGAGTTATTTTAATACGCCGATTGAAGAATTTAATCAATTATATGCAGGCAGAAGAAATGGATATCTTTGTGGACCAAATGATGGTTCACAAGTTTTTCCTCCTTGGAATACAGAATCTTATAATGGATATGATATTGATTCTATATCGCAATTAAGTAAAGACCAGTCCATCTTAACAAGAGCCACATATCCCAATATATATGGGTTTAAAACTCCTGAAAAGCACATGATGAAAATGGTTGATGGGGATGCCAGATGCAATAGAAAGTGGAAAAGAATTGAAATTATGAGTGGTTGTGGGAACTGGATGATATTTAAGGATGACCATTTGCATTATGCTGGTCAATGGGCGCATCCAACATGTGCTAACAATCAAAAAGATGGAGATACGAGTTGTATTGTAGGACTTCCAAATCCTCCTGTTTACGACATAAATAACGCTTCAAATGGGCAAACAGCAATTGATATGTCGGGAAATTCCACAGTTACCAATGAAGCTTTAAATAAAAAAAGCGAAAATACAGATTGTGCTTATTCAAGTGATGCGTCATCGAGTCAATCAACTATTATTGGTGGCAAACCAGAAACACAAGAGAGACCAGATAGTCAAAATGGTAGAAATCCATTTTTCAAACAAGCAAGTGAGTGTAGACCTTACAGAGGTCCACAAACTCCTCAAAACAATAAATGTGATTTACCTCAAACTGGAGTACAGATACTTTCTATTTCGGGTCATACTCTTGTGATGGATGATTCTGTGAATCAACCAAGAGGATCTATGGATTGGAACAGGAGTACAGAAGCATTTGATTTTGGTTGTGACAATAAATTTGCTGGCAGAACATATTGGAAATCAGCAACTGGTCATTTGATTGAAATGAATGATTTAGAAAGAACTGATAGTGGATCTGATACGGTTCGTAGTGATTCAAATGGAATAAAATTACATAGTGCTTTGGGAAATGAAATATTTTTGTGTGATGCTGTTGATGGTCCTAATTGTGATGGTAGAGCTTCAGCTGGTCAAGGTATTATTATGACATCAACTAGCAAACACCAATTTATTATGTCTGACGAGGGCAATAAAAGAGAATACGGGTGTCGTAAAGATGGAGTATTCCCTCAGAACAATGCTAATGCAGCTTATATGCAATTAAGAACTGGTTATGGGTTACAAATTACATTAAATGACAGTCCTGATCAAAAAACAACTCAAGGGCAATCAATTGATATTATTGCTCCTCAAAAAACTATTGAGAATGGTTCAAGACCTCATATTATTCAATTACAAGAGGGATATCCAGATGTTAACGAATCGGGATATATACAAGTAAGATCAGGTGGAAATTTATTTTTGTATGCGAAAGAGAATGCTTTAGATGTTATCGAGGGTCACAAGATAATATATGTTAAAACGAACAGGTTGGATTATACAGAGGAAGATTTCTTTCACATTGGCAGAAAAAATCATGTTGTCAAAGTGGACGAAAAAATATTCTTGTTAGCTGGTAGAGATTACAAACCACCAAGCAATACTGATAACAATAGAGTAAGTCCTCCAGAGAATTTATTGAAACCAGAACTGGATCAAGCAACCGCTCAAGCAACTGCGAATAAAGAAGAGTGTGTTCCGGGCATATTCCCAATATTGGTTTTAATGCCAAATGGTTGTATTAAAGCAAGTGATAGAGTTTATGCTTCTTGTAGTAATGCAGCTACTGGGATTGGAATTGGCAATCTAAATATAGAAGCATGTGCTCCGGGTGATGATCAGTGTTCTGGAGGGTTACCTCTTAGTTGAAAATAATTATTTAGGAGTTTTAATGGCAATTGTGTTAAAAGGTCTTCCGTTTCCGGTGTCAAAAAATCCTTTAGGATTTTTTTACACTCAATTAGGACCAAGAAATATTAAAAGTGATTTAATCCAGTTAATTTTGACTAATCCCGGTGATAGAGTCATGTTGTCTCAATTTGGCACACCTTTGCGTAAATTTTTTTACGAGCCTAATAACGAGGTAACAAGATCAGCTATAACTGAAGCGATTACGAATGCAATTGCTACATGGGAACCAAGAATTACTGTTAAGTCGATTGTTGTCGCTAATTTATCTGAAAGTGATAAAGAGGAAGGAACTTATACAAATCAGAATGGAGTCTTGGTAAAAATTAACTATATAAATCCAGAGCAAATCAATGTTGTTGAAAATTTAATTTTAGCAATACCATTTGAAGGGGGCTGATTTGGAAAAATGTCCGTTTGATTTAAAGCCATACAAACTTGGTGCTAATAACACAAGACCTCAAATATTTTCCTTAAATTATACTAATCAAGATTTTTGGTCAATGAAGTCTCGTTTGGTGGCTTATATTAAAGAAAAATTTGGCGCTGAGTTTAATGATTTTGTTGAGTCAAGTCTTGGTATTATGCTTATTGAAAATTGGGCATTTATTGCAGACACTCTTTCATTTAAGACAGATCAAATAGCCAATGAAGTATTTATTGATACGGTTACAGAACTAGAAAATGCTTTGAGATTAGCAAAGCTTGTTGGTTATGAACCTCAACCGCCAATTGCTGGTAAAAGCCTTTGGTCTGCAAGAGTGCAAACGACTTACAATGTTGATTTAGAAATACCAACACCATATCCAGTTGACATATTAAATAACAATGTTACCACAACAATAGAATTGTTTCCTTCTGATTCGTTAAATAGACCTATTTACGATGAAAACATTTACATAAACAATGGAACATTGATCAATAGTAATATTGTTGGATTAGAAGGTAGAACTTATAGTGATGCTTTTGGTGCTGTAGGTGGAACTGATCAGGCATATTTGTTAACTTACAGTCCAGTCTTGCTTGATTCCATTCGTGTAAGCGTTGATGGCACAAAGTGGGATCAAGTCAAATATTTTACTGAATCATCTCCTAGAAGAGAATATAGAATTGAATATAATTCTGATTATTCAGTTTATATTATATTTGGTAACAATAGAGCAGGATACATTCCATCTGCTGGATCTACAATACAAATTGTTTACAGAATAGGTGGTGGACCATCAGGTAACATTGTCAGCAACTTCGTAAATACCCAAACTTTAATACCAATTTCAGGTGAAGTTTACAGTGCGGTTGTCAATTTGACAAATTACACTAAAGGAGAGCATGGATATGCTGGCGAAACGATTGATGATATTAGATATAAACTTCCAATTTACAATCAATCTCAAAATAGATGTGTTTCTGGCAGTGATTACAAAAATTATGCCAATTTATTTGCAACACCTTATAATGGAGTGATGGGTAAAGCAAATGCTGTATTGAGACATTCTGGGTGTAGTTCCAACATTGTTGAACTTTATGTTTTAACAAAAGTAAACAATTTAGATCTAGAAAAATCATCCAGTCAATTTAAATATGAGTTTATGCAACACATAAATGCTAACAAAATGATGACTGATTATCTTAGCATTCTTGATGGCGAAATCATTTTAACTAACATTTCTGTTAATGTGGTAATGGATAAATATTATAAAAAGTTTGAAGATGAAATAAAAACTAATATAACTTCAAGAATTGAAAGTTTCTTTTCAGTAAATAATTGGGATTATGAACAGAATTTAAGAGACATTGATGTTATCAAAGCTCTTTCAGATATGCAACAACCAAGCAGATATGATATTTATTTCACAACAAGCGATCCTGACAACAGTGGAAAAACTGTAAACGCAAGGTATTTTGAGATTATTAGACCAGAAAGTATAGCAATAAGTTTTACCTATGAATAAATTATATACAGATAATCCAAAAGTTAACGATAGAGTCGAGTTTGTATTCTTAACTCCAGATTCTAATAAATGTTACTTTGAAGATCCTTATTACATAGAAAACATAACAATATATTTTATAGAACGCAGTTATGCTTCTACAAATATGCAAGAATATGATAATCAAGTTTCTCAGGAAAATCTTGAAGAAAAATATTTGTATTTTAAAAATATTGCTTGTAATAATCCTTCGGAAGAAAATATCAAGATAGCTAATGATGCTTTGAACGATTGGCAAACAACTATTGTTACAAGTCCTTTTTATTATCAAAATTCTATTATTGTTTACCAACGAGGAAATGCAACTAATCCTTTATGGGTAAGAGGTCAACCTAATACAGATTCTCCTGTTCAGAGTGCTCCAAATAATGAATTTCCATATTGTAGATTTTCTTTTTATTGGGATGCTTTGGGAGTAAGAGAAGGTGACTATTTTATTTGTTACAAATGGAAGCCAAACCCTTCTGGAGACGTTTTAAGCGCACACTTGGGATTTTATCTTTTAAGTGATATTGCAGCGTATACAAGCAATCCAAGTCACAGAACTCCTGAAAATAAATATTATGATTTATTGACTCGTTATTTGCCAGAAATGTACAAAACAACATATTCAAGTGATGACAGAACGCCCGAAATTTTAGACAAACTAAACCAATCGATTAACATTGGTTTTAAAAACATGGAAGATTTGGTCAATCAAATCATTGATCTTCTTGATGCTAATGTTTTACAAGAGCCTTTGTTAATATATCTAGCTAATTTATTTAATTTGAGACTAAGAAGTTCTGACCCAACCAGATGGCGAAAACAAATTAAAAAAGCTGTTCCTCTTAATAAATCTAAAGGAACAATAAGGGCTTTAAAAGAAGCTCTGAATGATGCTGGAATTGAACTTGATAAATTTTCACAACTATGGCAAGTGGGAACCAAATATACTTTTACAGAAAGTTTTGTTTATCTAAATGATAATATTTTTCAACTAGAAAAAGTAAGTTTAGATAAAAATGATATTTATTTTTCTTTTCAAGTAGCGAAGTCTTCTATAAATGGAAATTCTATTGTTATTGATAATTATGAAACATTAGATTTAAGCAATATCACAATTTACACTTCTAACGGCAAATCATATATGAAATATATTGGAAATCCGTTAGGAATTGGGTCTCATTTAAAGATAACATATCAGATAAAAAAATTGCCTGACAATGAAGAGATTCAACTACATGGTTATATATTATCGCTGCCATTAGCTGACACGAGAGATGAAAGATATGTTAAGTATCCAAAAAAAGATTGGAATACACATGTAATTGAGGAAAGCGACCCATTATTTGATATTATTATCAATGTTAAGAATCCGTTTTATGATCCAATAATATTTGGCAAGGTTAGAACTGAATTTCCTTATTCAGAACAAGCATATAATATGGATGAATACAATGGTTCTTTAAGAGACAGTTTTGACCCTAAAAACATTGATAAAGATTTTGTAGAGCCTTGTAGGAACACGATAAGTTCTAGGTTCAACGCTGAGCTTACTATACAAGATTTGTCCAACATTAGATTAACTGAAGCGCAGGAAATTATTGCAGACTATATTCCTTTTCATGCAATATTACATACTTTGCAATTTAATGGATTTATGCAGGATTACATGCTTCCTGCAAATGAAAGTTGGGAAATACTTATAAGGTATAATGGTGCTGAATTTTTGATTTCTGGAGAAATAAGTAATGTATTTAACAGAAATATTATTCCGGGATCTGATCTGTATAATCCTGTGCTTAGAAATTCTTTAGCAAATTCCAGTAGCATTGAATCTGGCACAACAATGGCATTTAATAAAAACATTGTTCTTTTTTGTTCTTCCCAAAATTTACAATCATTGGGGATTAATGTTAATCCGGCAAAAACATTTTTACAAATTTTGTCACCGCACATAAACAGTGGTAATTACACAGTTGAAAATCCTACAAACAACATTGTTGAAGTGATTGAAAGTTTTTCAGAACCATTAAACATAACTGAATTTACATTTATATTATCAAACATAATTATTGCGGACACTAATTTCAATGTTTATGAAGATAACACTTACAGCATTATCGATGAATCTTTTGATTACTTGTATTATCCGATAAAGACTGTACATGACGTAAACAACGGCAATGCTCTTGCTGCATGGAAAGTTGAAATCGTTTTAACTGGTTTTATTTATAATATTAGCAATGTCGTAAATAATAAATTAACTATTGCCAATAATGGAACATTAAGCAATATGCCAGTTGGCGGATTAAACTATAAATTGTTGGACGAAAATAATAATATAATTTTTGAGTCAACGACTGGAATTTATGATGTTTTAAATCGTGGCAGAGTAGTTGTAGATCCCGGTACAGGAGTTACTAATATACAAGAACTTCTGCAAGGAAATAATTATTTTTACATTGATTCTACTTCCAATCAATATTACATAGATCAATATCCAACTGAAACTGATGAATTCTATATTGATGGATACGTCAGTGGAGATCAAGTGGGAATAAGCGGTAAAATATTAAAAAGATTAACATACAATGTTGGAAATGTTAATTATAATAAAATGTTGTTAGCAAAGCCATTAACTTTTCCAACATTTACTGATCCAAACAATCCTAATGCAATTCGCAACAGCACTTTTAAAGAAAATTATTTAATAAAAATAAATTCAAATTATTTTTATTCGATTATTTCAGAGGTAAATATAAGTTCAACTGATTATCTTTATATTTCAGGAAGGTTTGAGGATTGGGGAACAATTTCAAGTGGTGGAAGCTCTGTCAATTACGAATTAATTCAGTATATTGAAAATTCTACAACAATTTTGGGAAATAGTTTTGATTATATTGACAGGTCTAGTAATAACTTGATAACGTATCAAACTGCTAATTCTTCTCCATTTGCGTTAGCTGATTTTGCTAATGGACCCAAGTCTGTTTCGATTCAAGAAGAAAGTATTGGTTATACTATTTTAACTAGAGACAGTAAGAAAATCGAAGGGAAAATATGAACGATTTATCAAAATGTATTGGTCATGTGACAGGAAAAATCATCAATAAGAATGGCGAAGAAAGTAACATTGATTTCAGCAATGCTGTTCTTATTGGTGGTAGATCTGAATTAGTTAAAGTTCTTGCCAACAAAATTGATGGCATTTACAATCAGTTTGTCTCTAGAATGATTTTTGGTGATGGTGGAACTGATGGAACTACCACAAGATATGTAGATGCAGATAGAACAGGTCTTTTTGGTTTGACTAGAGCAAACAAGCCAGTTGTTACCAATATTGACTCAACAAACGCTACACAAGTCGTTTTTACATCTGTTCTAAGTTTTGATGATGCAAATGGTTATAATATTTCTGAAATGGCTTTAGTGCTAAACAATGACATTTTATACTCAATGGCAACATTTTCTCCTCTATCAAAAACATCTGATATTCAAATTGTTTGGAATTGGAGAGTAAATTTACTTTGATTTAGACTAAATATGTTACTATGCCAGATATAAGTATAATATCAGTTCCAAGTTATCAACCATTACAGCCTTATTATTATCAGGTTGATAACCTGCCTATCAATGCTCTCGTCCAAAGAGATGATATAATCAACAGTGCTGTAGACACAAATACGGCTATTCTTGAGTCTGCAATTGGAAATACTGGAACTTTAGCGGCTAGACTTGATCAGTCTTTAGAACAAAATGGTAATCTAAAAAGCAATAAGATTAATGAAGCGTTACATAACATTGGTGCTCACGAAGATGGCATGTACAATGGCACTGATTATGTTAGAATGGAATTATCTGAACGTCAAAAACTAGAACTTATTTCTGATGAAGCAACAAACTTAACAATTCAAGTAGATCAAATTAGTAAAACAGTTTTTTTTAATAATGGACCAATTGTATTTAAGAATTCTACAACTATTAGCTTTAATGTAACAGAACCTAACATTATTTCTGCCGAAGTTGCTGTTGGTTTGCAAAATGCACATCGACATTTTTATGGAGTAGAGCCACCTTCAGCTAATTTAAGTCCTGATTACACTAATTATATAACTGGTCTTAATGTTCCATTTGAAGTTGGATCTTTAAGAGTTTATATTAATGGTGTAAGAATTTATAATGATGGATCATTGATTTATGTTCCAACACCATTAGCAACAAATTCATATCAATTAAATGGTTACATTGAAAATGATCTAAGAACTGGATTTACATTAGACAATGCTATAACTTCAATTGATATAATTAGAATTGATTTTGACCTGCCTCTTGATTAACATTACTACATTAATATATGTTAAACAAAATAAAAGAAATACTTGATAAGAATATCGTTGTTAACAGACACAGCGACTATCAAATTGAAAAATTCATCATTGGAAAAGAATTAACATTAGACGCTCAAGCGTGGCAATGTATTCGAGAACTTAAAACAAGATATGAAAGTCTTATAAGTCTTAATATGGAGATTGAAAATATTTTAGATGATATTGAAATTAAAAAAATAGAAATAGAAGAAGAAAAGGAAAAAAATAGCAGAAAAACTCCTTTTTTGGTTAGAAAATTAGAAAGAAGTTTAGCAAATTTACAAATAAATCATAATAAATTGTTAGAAAACAAAGAAAACTATGAAAAAGAATGTGAAGAATTTACAAAAATTTTTGATAAAATTGATTCTAAACATGTTATTAAAAATTGGAATAATACAGAATCTCAAGCTGAATACTTTGAAAATAAATTTAGTAATGAATTAAATTTAGATTTTTTGTTAGGTAATCCTGTAAATAAAGAATTGGTTAGATCGATATTGCAATTAGATAATTCTAGTAAAACAAAAGTTCAATTTTTAAAATTGATAAATACGAGGAAAGGTCTTTTAGGAGATGGTCAGTAAACTAAGTAGTTATGATTTGGGATATCTGGCTGGTGATCTATCAGTATTTCCAGAAGCTATTGATAACTATGATACGCTTTATTTTGCTAAAAATAATAGCGAAACAAATTTAACTCAAGCATTGAATTACGGGTCAGATTTAATTATTGTCGAAAATGCAGAAAACTTTTCAGACAAAGGCGTTTTAAGAATTAATTTGCCTGAAAAATATGCTACTTTTCCAGAATATGTTTATTACGAGAAAAGAACCAATCAAACATTTAGTAATTTGGTTCGTGGGTTTGCTGGATCAAGACAAACTAATTGGGACGTTGGAGCGCAAATTATTGGTGGAGTTTTTGCAGACCATCACAACAGCATTAAAGATGCTGTTATAAAAATTGAAAATACTTTAGGTACAGCAGATCTTCCAGCCAGTGGCTCCTTAAACAACATTCTCAAACAACAAGAAATAAAGCTTTTAGCACCAAAGCCATTATTTAGAGCATATCCTCTAAATGGTCCTTCTCCTTTAACTGTAAAATTTCAAAATTTTAGCAATGTAATTGCAAATAAGTTTTTTTGGGACTTCGGAGATGGTGGAACTAGCCTAGAAAGAAACCCAACCCATACTTATTCCAGTGAAGGAAGCTTTGATGTTAAGTTGAGAATTGTAACAAACTTGGGAGCACAAGGACTTGTTGTTAAAAAAGGATATATAACAGCATCAAACGAAATACCAAATTTATTTGTTTATGCTACACCTAGCGTTGGATATTCTGTTCAGACTGCGAACAAAATGGGAATTGAAGCAACAAGTTTTAACTTGATAGATCAGTCTGGTGGAGACATAGTAGAAAGATTTTGGGTATTTGAAGATGGTGGTAACCAAAGACAAGTTAACCCAAATATACACTACACAACCCATAAATACCAAAGAGCAGGAACATATATGCCAACTTTGTTAATAACACTAAGAGGCAATCAAGTAAATAAAATTATAGTTTCAAATCCAGTAAAGGTGTTATAATGACAGATAAATTTCAAGGCAAAAATAAAGAGCATATTTTAAGTCTCACGCCAGTTGCTCCTCCATCTTGTGGATTTGTAGCAGTATCAGATTTATATTCCCAGTTTTCTGAAGATGGATCATCTTGGACAGCTGGAACCATGCCAATAGGTGGAGATTGTGTAACTTTTGGCGATAACAGATATGTAGCTATAAATATTTCACAATATTCAGCAATTCAATCAATTGATGGAATTAATTGGACATTTAGCGACTTACCATACATTACTTCTGTTACTTGGTCTTCAATTGCCTACGGTAATAACAAATTCGTACTTGTTTCATATGATAGCAGTTACTATGCAACATCTGTTGATGGTGTTTCTTGGGCTGGTTCTAATGTTGGCAATTTGCCATCGGTTGAGTATTGGGATTCCATTAATTATGTAAATGATTTATTTATTGTTCTTGGAACAAACAAAATACTCACGTCAACTGATGCTGAAACATGGAATGAAATTACGTTAAGTGGCATAACAATACTAACTTACAACGCATCTGTTGTTTATGGTAATGGTTATTATGTAACAATGGATGGTGGATTTAAAAGCGTTTGGTCAACAGATGCTTCTACATGGAATGCTTCCAACATTACAACTTCTTCATTCCCAGATGGGTTAAAAGATGTAGCATTTGGAAACGGAGTATTTGTTGCAATCGGCAACAACAGTGACAAAGTCATTTATTCTGATGACGGTCAAATCTGGATAGAAGCTGATTTGGTATCAGCTAAAGCTTGGAATAGAATCGTTTTTGGTGATAACACATTCACAATACTATCAAATGATACCATATCTTTATCTTCAGACGGAATAAACTGGACAGAAAACACTCTTCCTAATGACTTTGGATATAAAGACATTGTTTATGGATGCATAACATCACCACCAGCACTTGATTGTAATTTTGTTGCAATTGGCGACTATGTGTCTGTTGCTTCTCAAGATGGTGTTACATGGGCAGATGGTACAACAGAAATTGCTCCACAATCAATGTTTGGAGTTACTTTCGGCAATAACAAGTATGTCGCTGTTGGTGGTTCTAAGGCAATTTATAGTTTTAATGGTACAAGTTGGATTGATAGTAACGATCCCACAATATCAGGATTACTTAAAGTCGTTTATGGCTCATTTGGTAATTATTTAGCAATTTCCTATGGAACAGATGATTATTTCACTTCAAATGATGGAGAAACTTGGACTTTACGGACAATGCCGTCAAGCTCTACTTGGTTTTCAATTTCTTATGTAAATAATAAATTTATTGCATTGTCAATGGATAAAGTTGCAATATCAGAAGATGCAACATCTTGGACAGAAGTTTCTATTGGTGGCAGAGGTTTACTACCATTTGGGCAAAACACTGTTTATGGTAATGGGAAATACGTCACAATAGATGGATATGCTTCTTCAGCATCATCTAAAAGTGTTTCATCAACCAATGGAACAGTTTGGAATTATTCATCAATTTCATCATCTTATTTCCAAAGCGGTACAAAAGACATAGCATTTGGAAATAATAAATTTATCATTGTGGGAAGTGGACCTAAATTTGTTCATTCAACAAACGGAACCACATGGACAGAAGGAGACATGCCATCCAATAGTTCTTGGCATAAAGTTATATTTAGCGATAACAAGTTTGTAGCTTTTGTTGCAAGTGGTGACACTATTGCTGTGTCATATGATGGCTTAATTTGGAGTGAACACACGCTTCCTGTCAGTTCTAATTGGAATGCTATTACATATGGTTGCGTAACAAATCCACCTTCATGTGATTTTTTAGCAATATCTTATGGAAATCAAATAGCAATAAGCACAGATGGTTCTACATGGACTGATGAAACTGTTTCAGGATCTTATGATTGGATATCTTTGACTTATGGAGACGATAAGTTTGTTGCTGTAGCAGTTGGTTCCAATAAATCAATTTACAGTGCTGATGGTGTCAATTGGTATATTAATGATTTACCAGCAAGTTTAAATTGGTATTCTATCGCTTATGGCAATAGTAAGTTTGTCGCTATTGCTTACAACACAGATATTTATGCTACTTCTCCTGATGCGATAAATTGGACTCAACGCAGCATATCATCTTCAGCATATTGGCAATCAGTTTCCTACATCAATAACTTGTTTGTCGCTTTGGGTGGCGATGTAATCGCTACATCAGCAGATGGAATAAGCTGGAATGAATATAATTTGACAGGCGGAAGTGAAGTAGCTTATTATGGAACTGCTTACGGCAATGGAACTTACGTTGCATTAAGCGGAAACTCCAATGGATATGCAATTACATCAGAAGATGGAATAAATTGGAGTGGGACTTTAATTAGTGGTAGTGATAATGGAGTTCAATGTATTGCTTTTGGAAAAGGCGTATTTGTTGCATTAGATCGTAAAGGACTATCTATTGACTCTAAGGCTTTTTACTCAACAGATGGCGTATCGTGGACTGGTGTTGCTTTAACAGGAAATAAAGACTGGATTAGCGTTAAATTTGCCAACAGCAGATTTGTTGGGATTGCGAAAGATTCAGATGCAGCAATTGTTTCTATTGATGGAATTACTTGGACAGATGAGGTTCTTCCAAATTCTGAAAATTGGTCTGACATAGAACATGGATGTTTAGCTCCTGTTACACCCGTTACACCAGTAACTCCTGTTCCTCCAATATTTCCTCCTGTTGATCCTTCATGTGCCTTTTTAGCAATATCGTTTGGAGATCAAATTGGATTAAGTGCAGATGGTTTCACATGGCGTGACGGCGCTCTTTCAGGATCTTATACTTGGATATCTATAACTCATGGAGATGATAAGTTTGTTGCTGTAGCAGCTGGTTCTGATAAATCAATATATGGTAGCGATGGCATAAATTGGGAAGTCAATGATTTGCCAGCAGAATTAAATTGGTTTTCTATTGCTTATGGCAACGGTAAATTTGTTGCTGTTGCCATTTCCACAGATATTTATGCAATTTCTCCTGATGGCATAAATTGGACACAAAACAATATGCCGTCTTCGTCAGATTGGCAGTCAGTTTCTTATGTAAATGATTTATTTATTGCTTTAGGTGGTGATGTAATTGCTACATCACCAGATGGAATAAACTGGGATCAATACAATGTATTTGGACCTATATATTACGGAACTGCTTACGGTAATGGTACTTATGTAGCATTAAGTGGTACTGGACCAGTTGGATATTCAATGTGGTCAACAGATGGAGTAAACTGGGATGTTACTCCAACTGGCAATGTTAACAATGGAATGCAATGCATTGCTTTCGGAAATGGCGTATTTGTTGCATTGGATCGTAAAGGACTATCTATTGACTCTAAGGCTTTTTACTCAACAAATGGCGTATCGTGGACTCCTGTTGCATTAGCAGGAAATAAAGATTGGATTGCTGTTAAGTTCGCAGTTGACAGGTTTATTGCAATTGCAAGAGATTCAGATACAGCAATTGTTTCTGTAGATGGAATTACTTGGTATCAACAAGCACTTCCTAATTCTGAATATTGGTCTGATTTGGAATATGGATGTTTAACATTTAGTCCTACTCCAAATCCTGCTATAGCTGGTTATTTTGCTGGTGGCGCTAATAATTCAGCAAATGTTGTGACAGCAGATAAATTAACATATTCTAATGATACAACTGCGGCACAAACAAGTGCTAATTTAACTCAAGCAAGAGGCGTTTTAGCTGGTGTTTCTGAAGGTTCAACTAAGGGTTATTTTGCTGGTGGATCTGCTGGTATTTCTTATTTTTCAACAGCAGATAAGCTGATATACTCAACAGACACAACTGCGGCGCAAACAAGCGCAAACCTTAGCCAAGCAAGAAACGGTTTGGCAGGATGTTCTGGAGAAGGAACAAAAGGTTATTTTGCTGGTGGAATTAATAACAGTGGTTATTTACTAACAACAGACAAACTAACATATGCAACAGACACAACTACAGCTCAAACAACGGCAAATCTAAGCCAAGCAAGAAGTACTTTAGCCAGTGTTTCGGAAGGATCAACAAAAGGATATTTTGTTGGTGGATACACTGGTGCTGTACTAGCAACAGCAGACATATTAACGTATTCTACAGATATAACTGCTGCTCAAACAAGTGCTAATCTAAGTCAAGCAAGATATAGTTTAACTGGTATTTCTGAAGGATCGACAAAAGGTTATTTTGCTGGTGGAATTAATATTTCGGCGATTGTGACAACAGCAGATAAATTGACATATTCGACAGATGCAACTGTTGCTCAAGCAAGTGCCAATCTAAGTCAAGCAAGATATAATTTAGCTGGATGTTCAGGCAATGGAACTAAAGGTTATTTCGCTGGAGGATTTAGTGCTGCTGTATTAGCAACAGCAGATAAGTTGTCATATTCAACTGATACAACTGTTGCTCAAACAAGTGCTAATCTAAGTCAAGCAAGAAGTGGTTTAGCTGGCGTTAGTGGTGGTGCTGCTCCTACACCTACACCTACACCTACACCTACGCCTACGCCTACGCCTACACCTACGCCTACGCCTACGCCTACCCCTACTCCTACACCAACTACACCAACTACGCCAACTACGCCAACTACACCAACTACGCCAACTGCGCCAACTGCTACGGCTGGTTATTTTGCTGGTGGAGACAATGGTTCATATTTGGTAACAACAGATAAGCTGACATATTCCACAGATATAACCATTGCTCAAACAAGTGCTAATTTAACTCAAGCCAAAGGTTATTTAGCAGGAGTTTCTGGAAATTCAATCAAAGGTTATTTTGCTGGTGGGGATTCTGGCTCAGTTGTTGCCACAGCAAACAAGTTGTCATATTCAACAGAGACGACTATCACTCAAGCAAGTGCAAATTTAAGTCAAGCGAGAAGTTATTTAGCAGGATGTTCAGGTAATGGAACCAAAGGTTATTTTGCTGGTGGAAGCACTAGTACTTTTTTTACTTATTCCGCAACAACAGACAAACTGACATATTCAACAGACATAACTACTGCTCAAACAACAGCAAATCTAAGTCAAGCAAGATTAGGTTTGGCTGGTATTTCTGAAAGACTAACCAAAGGATATTTTGCAGGTGGATTTTCTTCAGATCTTGTAGGAACAACAGATAAACTGATATTTGCAACTGATTCTACCGCTGCTCAAACAAGCGCAAACCTTAGTCAAGCAACATATGAGTTAGCAGGATGTAATGGAAATTCAACAAAAGGTTATTTTGCTGGCGGAATTGTTATCACATCAGTTGCAACAGCATACAAATTAATATATTCAACTGACACAACTACTGCTCAAACAAGCGCAAATCTAAGTGAAGCAAGATCTAGTTTAGCTGGTGTTTCTGAAGGTTCAAATAATGGTTATTTTGCTGGTGGATCTATTCTTCAACCGACAACAGACAAAATTACGTTTGCAACCGATATCACAGCAGCACAAACAAGCGCAAATTTAAGTCAAACAAGAAGTGGCTTGGCGGGAGTTAGCAATAATGCTGTTCCAAGTCCTACTCCAACGCCAACTACGCCAACTACGCCATCACCAATACCATCGCCAACAGCATCGCCAACAGCATCGCCAACAGCAACGCCGACAGCAGATCGTTATGTATGGGCGTTTATAAATCACAAAGAATGTTTCTGTGATTGTTTTGTTGGTACGCAAGAAGATTATGACACTTACAGAGAAGATGTAACACCATATGGTAATGGTGTTATTCAAACATTTAGATTTTATGGTGAAGCAACACAAGAAAATATTGATGATTGCAATCAAAACATTAACCCAACTCCATCACAAACGCCAACAGCTAGCCCGGATATAGTTGCAGTAATGGGTATCTCTGGTAATGAAGGCAAAGCCATGATATCTTACGATGGTATTGCTTGGGAAAATGTGCCTGATACACCAGAAATTGCAGAACCAGTTTCAACTTATGGTCTTGATGCTTTTGTTATTGCTGGAAGAACTAATGTTGGTTATTCAGGTGATTTCGTAAATTGGACTGTTAATCCTCTTAGTTTGACTTCTTATGACAAATCTGATGCAATTGTGCATAATGATGGAGAATTTATAATATTTAATGGAGAGAATTATAGAAAATCAACAGATTTGGAAAATTGGACAACTGGCACAATAACAACTGCACCATTTATTACAGTTGATGCTGCTTATGGTAATGGAAGATATGTTGGAATTTCTAACAACGGACCTAAATCTGTTATGAGTTTTGATGGAGAAACATGGGATGAAGGAAATTTACCATCATCCATAACTTACACATCTATATCTTATGGAAATGGATATTTCATAGCATTTGGATATGGGACAAATAAATGTGCAATATCTACAAATGGTTTAGATTGGACGGAAAAAACTATACCAGCAACTGGACAGTGGAATTCAACCTTTGGAGAAGGTAAATTTGTTGCTATTAATGAATCAGTTTCCAACACGACAATATATTCAGATGATAACGGAGAAACTTGGAATTTAGGCGGTAATTTACCATCTGTAGCTTTGTGGACTACAATTACTTACTTTAAGGGTAAGTTTGTTGCTGTTCCTAAGTATGGTCCTACAACAACTAATCCTCTGATTGGAGCAGTATCTTATGATGGAATTACTTGGAGTTCTATGACTCTCTCTGCTAGATACCAATGGGGCGTAATAACAGCTAGACCTTCAAGCTAAATTTGGGAATTTTAAATGAATAATAATAACGATCAACAAAGTGACAAAATAGATTCAGGTGCTAATGTTCCTGAATCTACACCAATATTTATTGAAAATATGCAGTTAAATAACTATGAAGAATATTCGTTTTCAGTTTTATCATTAGATCCACAAGGATTTGAAGCTGGTTATTTTGCTGGTGGAATTAATAACAGTGGTTATTTGGTAACAACAGACAAACTAACATATTCGACAGATACAACTGCTGCTCAAACAAGCGCAAATTTAACTCAAGCAAAATCTGTATTTGCTGGCTGTTCTGGAGAAGGAACAAAAGGTTATTTTGCTGGAGGAAATACTGCTGGATTTAGCATTGTCGCAACCGCAGATAAATTGACATATTCAACAGATATAACAACCGCTCAAACAAGTGCGGATCTAACTCAAGCAAGAAGTGGTTTAGCAGGTGTTTCAGAAGGATTAACAAAAGGTTATTTTGCTGGTGGAACTACTTCCGGTTTTAATGTTGTCGCCACAGCAGATAAATTAACATATGCAACTGATTCTACTGCTGCACAAACAAGCGCAAATCTAAGCCAAGCAAGATATGGTTTAGCTGGCTGTTCTGGAGAAGGAACAAAAGGTTATTTTGCTGGTGGAGATACTTCCGGTTCCAATGTTGTTGCAACAGCAGATAAATTAGCATATGCAACAGATACGACTACAGCTCAAACAACTGCAAATCTTAGCCAAGCAAGATGGGGACTAGCAGGATGTGATGGAGATTCAACAAAAGGATATTTTGTTAGTTCTAATTTAGCAGATAAATTAACATATTCTAATGATACAACGGTTTCTCAAACAAGTGCAATTTTAAGCCAAGCAAGATATCTTCTGGCTGGATCTTCTGAAGGATTAACAAAGGGTTATTTTGCTGGTGGTCAGGGAGGTGTAGGTCAGGTTGCAACAGCAGATAAATTAATATATGCAACAGATACAACTGCTGCTCAAACAAGCGCAAATCTAAGTCAAGGAAGAAATGCTCTATCTGGTGTTAGCGGTGGTACACCTAGTCCTACACCAACTACACCAACCACACCAACTACACCAACTACACCAACTACACCAACTACACCAACTACACCAACTACACCAACTACACCTAGTCCTACACCTAGTCCTACACCTAGCCCTACACCTACTGCTACAGCTGGTTATTTTGCAGGTGGAACAAATGGTGGGGTACTAGCAACAGCGGACAAATTAACATATTCTACAGATACAACTGTTGCAAAAACTACCGCAAATCTAAGTCAAGCAAGAGCTGGATTGGCTGGATGTTCTGAAGGTTCAACTAAAGGATATTTCGCTGGTGGATTTAGTGATAACACATATAATGTAACAGCAGATAAATTGACATATTCTAATGATACAACTGCTGCTCAAACTACTGCAAATTTAAGTGTAGAAACATCTAATTTGGCTGGTATTTCTGAAGGCTCAATAAAAGGTTATTTTGCTGGTGGAGGCTGGGACGGTGGTTTTCTTGCAACAGCATACAAATTAACATATTCAACTGATACAACTGTTGCTCAAACTACTGCAAATTTAAGTCAAGCAAGAGATTTTGTAGCTGGATGTTCTGGTGATTCAACAAAAGGTTATTTTGCTGGTGGTTACACATCGGGCTTAATTGATGTCGCAACGGCAGACAAATTATTATATTCAACAGATACAACTGCTGCTCAAACATCTGCTAATCTAAGTCAAGCAAGATATAGTATGGCTGGATGTTCTGGTGAAGGAACAAAAGGTTATTTTGCTGGTGGAGGCATAGGATCAGTCGGTGTCACAACAGCAGATAAATTAACATATTCAAATGACACAACTGCGGCACAAACAAGTGCTAATTTAACTCAAACAGGAGGTGCGCCAGCTGGTATCTCTGAAGGATCTACAAAAGGTTATTTTGCTGGTGCAGCTGGAAGTTATCTCGCAACAGCAGATAAACTAATATATGCAACTGATACAACTGCTGCTCAAACTACTGCAAATCTAAGTCAAGCAAGAAGTAGTTTGGCTGGAGTTGGTAATAATACTGCTCCAAGTCCATCTCCACCTACTACAGCTGGATATTTTGCTGGTGGAGTGGATACTATTGCATCTTATGTCGTAACAACAGATAAATTAACATTTGCTACTGATTCTACTGTTGCTCAAACAAGTGCAAATCTTAGCCAAGCAAGATGGGGACTAGCAGGATGTTCTGGAGATTCAATCAAAGGATATTTCGCTGGTGGAAATAATCAAATAGATATTGCAAAAGCAGATAAATTAACATATTTAACGGATACAACTGTTGCTCAAGGAAGTGCAAATCTTAGTCAAGCAAGATGGGGTTTAGCTGGTGTTACAGAAGGATCAACTAAAGGTTATTTTGTTGGTGGATTTGCTAGCAATGTTGTCACAACAGCAAACAAATTAACATATTCAAGTGATACAAGTAACGCTCAAACAACTGCAAATTTAAGCCAAGCAAGGCGTGTTTTGGCTGGATGTTCTGGTGACGGAATAAAAGGATATTTCGCTGGCGGATATATTACCCTTCCTTCAACTGTAGCAACCGCAGACAAATTAACATATTCAACAGACGCAACTTTTGCGCAAACAACAGCAAACTTAAGCCAATCAAGAGAATATTTGGTAGGAGTTTCTGAAGGATCAACCAAAGGTTATTTTGCTGGTGGAAACTCTGGCTCAGTTGTTGTAACAGCAGATAAATTAGCATATGCAACAGACACGACTACAGCTCAAACAAGTGCAAATCTTAGCCAAGCAAGATGGGGGTTAGCAGGATGTGATGGAGATTCAACAAAAGGATATTTTGCTGGTGGAAATCCTACCGGAAATTTTACTGCATTAACAGATAAGCTGACATACGCAACAGACATAACTACTGCCCAAACAAGCGCAAATCTAAGTCAAGCAAGAACCACATTAGCTGGTATTAGTAGTGGTTTTGTTGCATCTCCAATACCTTCTAATTGTGGTGATGTGACTGTTGTTGCAACATATCTTTTTAATGGCAATTTAGATGCAGAAGAATTAGGCATACCAAGCTTAGTTGCTGTAGATCCATTAAGCCAAAACGGATTTGAATCAGCTGTTGTAAACGGTGTGCCGCAAACAGTTTATAAGTTTGGTGGTAATCCGCCTACAAGCGAACAAGGTGGATTTTATTTAGACACAACGGGAATTTTGACCTATAACAGTTATTCTGTTGAAATGATATTTGAATTTACATCAACATCAGCAGCACGATGGCGCAGAATCATTGACACTCAAAATAGAATTTCAGATCAAGGATTCTATGTAAGTCCTAATGACAGACTACAAGTATATCCTGTTGTTGATGGCGTTACAATTTTTACAACAAATGTTTTTCACACTGTTGTAATGAGCAACCTTGTTCTTGAAGATGGCACAAAAGAAGTAACTGTAGCATTAGATGGTGTTTTCCAGTTTGTATCTAATACAGATCAACTAAACCTTGATAACATCAATAATCCGGGACATTTACTTAATTTCTTCTTGGATGATTCACAAGTTGCAAGAGAGTATGCTGGTGGAAGAATAGCATACTTGAGGATTTACGATGGAATCGTCTGTTTTCCTCCTCCAGTAGCGACACCAGCAGTTACGCCATCAACCCCTACATTTGTTCCAGTGGTAAAGAATGTTTGGGGATATGCTGATCACAAAAACTGTGAATGTGGATGCTTTGTAGGGACAGATGAAGAATATGACGCATTTAAAATATCTTCTTCTCCATATGGAGATGGCGTAATAGAGACACACATAGCATATGGTGCTGCTTCTCAAGAAAATATAGATTTGTGTGAATCAAATAAAACAGCTTTTAATTTTAGTGATTTTTATGATTTTGAATCATATAATTTCGATTATGTTTCTTTTACCCCTGCGGTTATTGGACCTACATTTGGACCAACTACACCTACTCCTAGTCCTACACCTACACCAGTTACACCTACACCAGTTACACCTACACCAGTAACACCTACACCAGTAACACCTACACCAGTAACACCTACACCAGTAACACCTACACCAGTAACACCTACACCAGTAACACCTACACCAGTAACACCTACACCAGTTACACCTACACCAGTTACACCTACACCAGTTACACCTACACCAGTTACACCTACACCAGTTACACCTACACCAGTTACACCTACACCAGTTACACCTACGCCAGTTACACCTACACCAGTTACACCTACACCAGTTACACCTACACCAGTTACACCTACACCAGTTACACCTACACCAGTTACACCTACACCAGTTACA